TTTCTACCCAATAAGGCTTCCTTCTAGTAGAAGGATGTCCTGCAGTACTACCCGTAACTTTACTATGAGTTGCCATTTGTATATCCTCCTATTAATCAATTAGTATGTGTCTTGCAAAAAGTGCTTCCGTACGAAGTACTTTTCTTCCAAATATATGCAAACCTCTTACGATATCTGCAAATGAATCTGGGTCTCTAACTACTTCAGTTTTTGCAATTTGATTTGCAGTACATGTTGAAGACATGTGTCCAAACATTACTTTAAAATAGTTAGAAGTTGATGATGCTGCAAAGTTATTGGTCATGTATAGTCTAAAACCATTAACTTGACCATCTAAAACGTTTCCGTTTCTTAATGGTGATGAAGCATCGCCAGTAACAGAAGCATCCATTATTTTTGCGTTAGCTTGTCCAAGCTGTTCGTAAAACTCTGGAGTTCCTAAGAACCATCTGTTATCTGTTGGAATGTCTGCTGCATGCAATCTTCTAGCAGAGTTTGCTAGAATGTTTGTTGGGTCTTCTTCCGAAGAACCAAAACCTACGTCAGTTCCAGAGCCATCAGAACCAATAGTAGTTCCTGCTCCGCCAAACATTGCTGCAATGACATTCTCGTCATATTTGTCTTTTAGAGCATATGCTCCAGAAGAAGTAGCCAAAGACTCAAAGTTAATATGAGATTGTCTTTCTTCGATATCGTCAACTTTAAATGCAAATGCATTAGCCTGGTCTACAATAAGTTGAATTTGGTCATCTGCCAAATTCTGGATGTTAATTGAACTTCCTCTTGTGTAAGAACTTACTGAGATTACAGGTTCTTTAATAATGTTAACTGTATCTCCAAAATTGTCAATCTCTCCCGCATAGTCAGTATTAGTAATGTCTTCTACGACTGATGCAGTTCTAAAGAACTTTTGGACTTTTTGGCTATAAATAATAGGTAAAAAATTACCCGATGGTAGGTTATCATAACCTGCCGCTTTTGATATTGCCATGTTGTCCTCCTATAGACAGTTAAAGATTAACCATTAACAATTCTACCTTCTCTTCTAGCTAAATCAATGTCTTTTTCGTACTTTGCAAATTGTTGAGGTTTAAGTTTAGCTATTTCACTAACCTTCCACATCTTTTTATTTGAAGTATCTACTTCACGTTTACTAGTAGATGTAACAGATTTAGATGCCTCTAACGATTTAGCAGTTTTCTTTTTACTATATCCTGTATCCATTTTGTATAAGTCTATAGCTCTTGCTGCTAATTTTGCATTGGTTGTATTTTCATATAACCAACCTTGAATATTTGCATCTTGCTTTGATACCCATTCATGAAATTTATCGTCTTCTCTTATATCACCAAAGTCTGGATGTAATTTAGCTAGTTCTACTTCTGCTTTATCTTTTTGAACGGCCATTTGTTGGCTCTCTAATTCTTTAAGATTGCTTTCAACTTTCTTAGCTTTTTCATCTGCTTTAGTATAAGCTATAGTTTCAATAATGTCATAAACGTCTGGATATTTTTGTCTCCATGCATCTACTTCTTCTTTTGTTTTTGGCAAGTTAATCTTGTCAGCATTTTCTTGTAACTGAAGTCTTAACTTTTCAACATCGTCTTTATGCTTATTGACTGTAGAATCGTAATGTCGTTTAAGGTCGTCATAACGTTTCTTAAACACTTTCTCTTCAGCGTTAACAGGGCGTTCTTCCTTTGGAGTGGCTTCTTCTTCTGAAGAAGTGTCCTCTGAAACGGTAGCTGTATCCTCTGTTTCTCCCTTATTATTTTTACGTTTATAAGGTAAAGGCTCGAGAAAAGCCTCTGGTTGAGATTCTTGAATTTCTTCTTGAATTTCTTCTTGTTTATTTTCTTCCATTTTATCCTCCTTATTGGTGCTGTTGGAAAACAGGTGGCCTAGAGTCGCTTTGGGGCTATGACTATGCAGTCATAGGTGGCCTATTCATTGGTGCTCCTAGTCCTTCTTGATTAGGAGCTTCTGCTGCCATCGGTGACGGAGCAGAAACTGGTTGTGGTGCAGCAGGCGGTTGAGCGTTAGCCGTCATGTCTTGCACAAATTGTTTCATTGATTCTTCTGGTGTACCTGCTTGATATCTGTTTACAATTACTGAAACAGGTATAACGATAACAGGCTCTTTTGGGCCTCTATCTTGTACAGCACTTACGTCTACACCTTTTGATTGTAATGCTTTTTTAACATCTTCTGTTAAATGCATATCGAGCACAGCGTCATCCACTGCACCCATTTCTGGTTGTGCACCCATAGGTGCTTCTCCCATAGGAGGTTGGCCTCCCATTGGAGCGTTT